TTTGGTTTCTAAAGCAAAAAAACTAGAGAGTTTTGAGAACAAGGTTTCTCTGACTGATTTAGAACTAAAGGAACTGCTTTCGCTAGTAGGCTTCAAGGGTAAAGACCTTGTTGTTGCTTGGGCAGTAGCCAAAAAGGAGTCTAATGGGCGACCATTGGCTTTTAATGGCAACCACAAGACTGGTGACTCTTCTTATGGAATGTTCCAAATCAATATGATTGATGCCCTTGGTCCTGATCGTAGGACTAAGTTTGATCTTGACTCTAACGCTGAACTATTCAATCCCGTAAAGAATGCAGAAATTGCATACTACATGACAAATGGTGGAGAAGATTGGTCCTCATGGAAGGGCATTACTCCAAGAACCAAATTTTGGATGAGTAAATTTCCTAAGTAATCTATAAAAAGATACCCCCTTGGAGAAATTCTTGGGGGTATTTTTTATATATTTTTAAAACAACTATCATAGTTATCAATTGGCACAACAGTGTTTTTTGATAACAATCCTGCAGACTGGCTAAATGCAGATCTTCCAGTTATTAATACTTTTGCCTTAACCATCAGATTAAATGCTGTGTATGTGTCCATTTTGTTTAAAATTTCAACACCTGAATAAGCATTTATAAATAAATCAAAGTTTATAGATGTAGTTTCAAAAGAATCATTTTCATCTTTATATAGGTGTGGTTGTCTCCATTTATCTAATTGGTTTTGATTTATAGGCTTAAATTTTTTGTTTGAATCTGGAGCATCTGTTAAAATTATTACTCTGTCTGGAATAAATTTTAATTTTTCTAAAAAATCTGGCAACTGATTTAGCATCTCTATATAAATAGATTCTTCTACCCATCTTGGATTTTCTGGAATTACATTTCCTCTTCGTATGTGAATAACAACATTATTTTCAGTTTGCTCTATAGTGCTAAACTCTTTGGCAACTTCTAAAAATGGCCAAGGTTGTGAAATTATTCCTGCGTCTCCATATAAGTTGGCATAACCCAATCCTACTTTTTCAGAAAGGAAAAAATTATCCTTATTAGAAAAATCTACATCTTTCCAGGGATTTTTTAATATTTTATTAAATTTATCCATAAACTCAAGTTTTTCCTCTTCAGTGCTGACCTTATCAGACTCATGAATTAAAAAATCTGTAATTGGTGTATCTTCAAACAATAAATTATAATATTTTGCATATGACATTGCATAAAGTTTTCTCCATATTTGTGCTCCAATTCCATCTTGCATGAAAACTTCTTTTACAACTTCTTGTTTACTCATTTATTTGATTTTTAATCCATTCATATGTTTTTGTTATTCCATCTTTAAGAGACATTGAATAGTCCCAACCTAATTCTTTTCTAACTAAGTCGTTATTAGAATTTCTTCCTCTAACTCCCAAGGGACCAGGGATATGCATCTTACTTAAAACCTTGCCTTCAACGCTACAAGCAATATCCACCAACTGATTAATGGTAACCATTTCTTCTGACCCAATATTAACTGGGCCAGTAAAGTCTGACTCCATAAGCCTTCTTGTTGCCTCTATGCATTCGTCTATATATAGGAATGAGCGAGTTTGTTCTCCATCCCCCCAAATTTCTATAAAACCATCTGCTTGTATAACTTTTCGACACATTGCAGCAGGAGCCTTTTCTTTTCCACCATCCCAAGTTCCTTCTGGTCCATAGATATTGTGGTATCTGGCAATTGCTACTGGTATTTTATTATTTCTGTTAAACGCTAAAAACATTCTTTCACTAAAGAGTTTTTCCCAACCATATTCGCTGTCAGGATCTGCAGGGTATGCATCAGACTCCTTAAGTCCAGGATTATTAACATCTAACTGCTTATATTCAGGATACATACAAGCAGAACTGGAATAGAATATCTTGGTTTTATTAATATCATATTTTGCATTAAGTCTTGATTGTGCTCTTAATAAATTTAAGTTGATTAATGCTGAGTTTTCCATTATCTGAGAATCATGCTCTCCAGTAAATATATATCCAGCCCCACCCATGTCTGCTGCAAACTGATAAATTTCATCAAAGGCTGATGTGCCCATAGGATCTATGATGCTTTCAACATTTTCATATACAGATAAGTCTGCAATTACAAAATGGTCAGCAAACGAAATAGAAAAGTCTGGATACTTTAGGTCAGCACCTCTAACCCAGTATCCTTCTGATTTTAATCTTTTAACCATGTGGCTACCAATAAAACCACCTGCTCCCAATACTAGTGCTGTTTTCATAATAGTTTTGACTCCTTCCACTCTCTCCACCACATTTTTTTGGTGTTGTCTAACGGGTAGCCATTCCAAGAATAAGGCTGACCTATTTCTTTTTCTGGACTATCAAAGAAGTCCCACGTTTCAATTCCTTTTTGATTTCTTATTCTATGTATATAAGCAGTGTATGTGCTTCCAGATGTTCCAACAAAGTTTATAGAATCATGTAAAACAAGGTTACAGATAAGTCCAAAGACTACCTCATCTTGAAACGGCAACGCTTTAAAGTCTTCTGCAAAGTTGTTAACAATGTATTCATCTAATAAAATATATCTATGCTTATTGTCTTGAATCATTTTATGTCCTGGTTCACATGTTGAAACAACTATTGGCAATCCATTTTGCTCAAAATTATTTAGCCATTCTTCAAACATGTCTTGTGTAGTCTCAAACATTTTTATGTGATCAGACAATCTAAGGTGCATTCCCTGAAATATTCCCAAAGAATTAGATATCTTTTTAGCCAAGCCTGTGTATTCTTTCTTAAACCTAACTGAAGACAATGCTTTGTCTAGTTCTGGGCTTCTGTCATAGAAAAATCTTGAATACCATCCTAGTGTTGTTTTTAAGTGTATTGGCTTATCTAGTGGCAATCTTTTTCTACCCTCAGCAAATGCCAACTCTTCTTCCATTATTTCTGATTTATTGCTGTAGTAATAATTATTTAACATGTCTTCTATAACAACTTCTTCTTGTTTAAAATTATCTATTTTTTGATCAATTATGATTAAGTTTGAGTCAAAATCTAATAATTGTAAGAGATGTGGAAACTGTTCTGGATTTGTAAAACCTTCTCTTTGGCTGTTGTACCACCTTGAAGGTGTATATATTGGAACCTTTTTAAAATCATACAGACTGTCGCCATTATTACTTACATAATGAATCACTACAGGTGCATTTGTTTCATGAGATATTCCTGCTGCCAATTCCAGGCTCATTACTTGATTAATTAGTCCTGTAGGATTGTATAGTTGAAAAAATATTTTATTTGTTACCATGTTGAAGTTCCCACTCTTTTTCTGTTATATTCCCTCTAATTACGTTAAGATATCTTGGGCCTTTAGTAAAAAACCAATGATCTGGTTCTGCAAAGTGAAAAAATATCATAGCCACGTGATTAGTTTCTGGATTAGGGAACTCTTCACGCCAGTGCATTTGATCATTTCCATAATAGGCTAAGGCTTGGTTAGGATAAAGGCAATAATTTTTGTCCTCTACCCATAAATCCCACGGCTCATTTTGATAAACACACATATCAAGAGTATATGTACATGCATTATCATCCTTATGCTTATAAAGACTTGGGTAAGGATCCTGTCCTTCATAATGTGCAAAGAGTGCGTATGTTGGCATTAAACCTTCACTATTAAATACTTGCTTTGCAGTATCTACTAGACTCTTTGCTAATTCTCCTAATATTGGCAGATCGTTATCATTAGCACAATACCTGCTAAATCCAGGATCAAACCCAAAACTCTTGGGGTTATTTAAAGATTCTAGTAATCTTGTATAGTCTTCAGGGCTTAATAAACTGTTTACTAATACTGGCTCATTCATCGCATCCAACTTACCACTGCGTATCTTTTTCCCTCAATAACTGGAGATACTGAATGATTGTACATATAGTTTGAAGGAAAAACAATCATCTGATTAGCCTTTGGTTTAAAGGTAATGCCAAAACGTGGGAAATTAATTTCTCCACCTGTGTAATTATCATTTAAATAATATACGGTAGATACTCGTCTAGGATAATCTCTGTGATCATCAATGTGGTTGCTAAAGAATTGTCCTGCACCATATTTTAGAACTCCATACTCGTCATGCCAATCACAAACAACTCCATAACTATTCATATAATTTTTTTCAACTGGATCACAATGCTCAAAGAATATATTGTTTAGGCTTAAACTAAAAACTTCATTCATGCTTGCTGAGTTTAAATCTTGTACTTTCCCTCTATACGGAATCCCAATTGTTTGAGTGTTTCTAGTTAGAGTATTAATTTTAACATCGTCTGCTTCTTTTACTGAGGCTCCTTGCCATTGTATGTTTGCAGCAAGCATTCCTTCTTCAATGTCTGCATAAAGTGTCTCGCTATTTGGAATTACATCGCTATATACCATTATTCCAGGTGCTACTTCTTCTTTTATCATTTCTACCATTTTCCTAAAGGACAAGTTGCTCCTTGTAGTTTTGTTTTTGCAACCATAAAACATCCACATTTTTTGCATGTTTTCGTAAGTTTAATTAATTCTGGACATATGTTACATATTGTTAATCTTTCTTTTCCTAAGTTTTCATTTTCTACATACTTACCTGGATCAATAACATGCCAAGGTCTTGTTTCTCCTTGAGCCTTTTTCCACTCTTCCCACTTTGACATATTTACACCCTTTTGTTTTATAGACTAACTACGTTTTCGCCATCCCAGATATCACCAACAAATGCTGTCTGTCCTTCTGGTACTTTAATTATTGTTGTTTCGCTTTCAAATATTGCTGCCATTTGAATATCCATATCAGTATTAAGTTGTGTAAGCAATGTAAGGATAATCATATCATTACAAAGGTAGGAATATTGACCTCTTGATGATCCTTCTATTAGAGATGTAGGATCTCCACCATTAAACTGTGTTCCATCCCATATAGCACCACTTCTGACTGATGATCCAAATTCTGTTAAATTTCTAGAAACAATTGGAAGACCACTTTGTAATGCAGAATCAATTCTTTGTTTTTTTGCATCTGGAATACTTGGAAATACAGTAAATATATCCCAAGTATTACTGTTATTTTTTACTATACAGGCGTACATGTTTTCTCCTTATTATATAAGTATAGCATTACTCTGCACATGGTCCAGGAACGCAATTACCAAATGCTCCTCCGCAGGTTGGACCTCCGTCACCACAGAATCCTGATGCAACTGGTGTTGGAGCAACAGGTGTAGGTGCTACTGGTGTTGGAGCAACAGGAGTTGGAGCAACAGGAGTTGGAGCAACTGGTGTAGGTGCTACTGGTGTAGGTGCTACTGGTGTAGGTGCTACAGGTGTAGGTGCTACTGGTGTAGGTGCTACAGGTGTAGGTGCTACAGGGGTTGGTGCTACAGGGGTTGGTGCTACAGGTGTAGGTGCTACAGGTGTAGGTGTTGAAGGACAACTTGTTGGAGCATTAAGTTCGGAAAGTATTGAACAAGTAATACTTGTTGCTGGAGGATTTAAACCTTGAAGAAGTGAAGTGTAGGCAGCACATGCTTGACTAATATTTTGTACAACAGCATTGTTTTCATCAACAAAGTATGATTCTTGTACAGGGGTTCCATTAAAGCAGTATGAAAGATAAACTGTTCCTGTTGTTGGTGCTACAGGAGTAGGTGCTACAGGAGTAGGTGCTACAGGAGTAGGTGCTACAGGAGTAGGTGCTACAGGAGTTGGAGCAACAGGAGTTGGAGCAACTGGTGTAGGTGCTACAGGTGTAGGTGCTACTGGTGTAGGTGCTACAGGAGTAGGTGTAGGTGTTGGTGTTGGTGTGGGAGTTGGTGTTGGTGTTGGTGTTGGTGTTGG